CCTTGGCCGCAGCAAATGCATCCCTTAGTGAAGTGATAGGTTGTGATTCTACGGACGCACCCTGAGAAGAAGCCCCACCAGCAACAACACCGCTCGCCCGCTTGGCCTGGACAATTTTCGTGTCCTGTGCCTGCTTGCGTGCAGCGAGTTCCCGCTGAGCCAACTCCTTGCTGTAAAGTCTGTCAAAAGCCATCTGCTTGTACACCGCCTCTAGGTTGGTAGTGCCTTGAGCCAAAGCTGTTGAGACAACCTCATTAGCGTCAAAGTCGTCGCCGTATTTAGACTGAAGACCGCCGATTGTGCGCTCCAACTCGTTCATCGCCTGCTGCTCCTCGAAGGAGCGGAGACGACTCTCAAGCTGCTTGTACTGCTTCTCCATCGGGTCCGCAAACAGGTCATCTTCGTCAAACGAATCAACCTGCTCATTGATACCGTAATGGTTCTTCAGCAGTTCAATAGTAGCCTGCGGGTCATTGTCCAGCGCCTGCTGGATTGCCGCTGCAAACTGCACGCCCTTGCGTTCCTCTGCCAGTTGCTGCGTCTTGCGTGTATAATCCGCTTGACGCTGATACCCTGAAACCGCTTCCTTCAGCGGAACTTCCAGTTCCTCACCATCGATGGTGACCTTCACATACTTTTCCCCGAACGAATCGAAGTCAATATACTCGGGCTCCTCGAAAGAAGTTTCCTCTCCACCTTCAACTTGTCCATCCTCAAAGATGGGGTCTACGGCTTCTGTGTCAATTGTATCATCCATGTGATTAGAGTCCTCCTCGGTTGCTCTATCTAGTAACTATGTCGTTACATTTGTGTGTTGGGCAGTTCCGCCTGGTTGCCAATCATGGCCAAAACCTGTGGCGGAATGCTCGACGGCATCGGCATACCACCCGTAGGCGGTGCCTGCATGTCCGGCGACATTGGGGGTGCTGCACCCATCTCGGGTGCGGGCGCACCCTCAGGTCCAGCCATCTCAGGCGGAGGTGCCTGCGCTAGAAACGCTTCCGGCGTCTTGACACCGAAACCGAACTGGAGAACATGCCGCGCCAACGCAGACATGTCCACGACACCCGCCGACACAAACGGCGCCATCGCATCCACCATCTGAAGCGCCATCTGGCGACGGAACGACTCATTAACCGGCTGCGTGGACCCAGCTTCAACTTCAAAATCAAAATCCCCCATAATATAGTCACGGTCAAAATTGACCCAAATCGGCATTGCGGCAGAACCAACAACACGGGCAACATGCTCACCAGTCATGAACTGCTGTGCAAGCTTTATCAGCATCCTGGCAGCAGACGCAATAGCACGCTCCACCTCAGCCAGTTTGTCCGACGTACGAGCGTTCATGGCATCCTGCATCATCGCTGCTTCGGTGGCGGTACGGTTGATTTCCGAGGCACCACCTCGCATGAACTCAGCCACACCCGAAACACGGTCCATGTCCTGCATGATTTGACCAGTCAGGTTGTACATGTCCGGCGGGTTCACAACCGCCGGCATGGCCTGGACGACCGCACCCAGCGGTTCGTCACTGATAACAGGGACCATTACGTTGTCCTCATCGGACTCCAGGGCGTCACGGCCGGGGCCGTCAAACGCCGACTCCTTGAACAGCCACTTGCGGGAGAACCGCTTGCGGTGGTTCATCATCTGTGTACGTGTAGCATTCAGCTCGTACTGGAGCGGCTCGATAGCCTCAAGTTCACCCATCGGATAGAAATGCTCGGGGATATCATAGTTCCTGAGCATAACAAACGGATGGCCGAATGCGTAAGGCATCGGCTGCGGGTTCACAAGGAAAGACTCGCACCCGTCAGAAAACACCGACATTGTGCCACGCTTCAGGTCGTAAAACTCCCAAACTTCGACATACGCGTCCTCATCATTACGTGACATTCTAGGCTTATCGTCGTCGCCTGCCCACTTGTTGTATCGGGTTGCAACAGCGTCCATTCTAGCCTGTCGGTTGTACCGCATGTCTGAACGGACCTCCAGCAGTGGACGACGAATCCTTTGGGCAATCCATTTGAGGTCCTCGATGCTGGTCGCATCGGAATCAACAAACACATCGAAGGGTGAAACACGCTCAACAAACGGGCGGTCCTCAAGGACAACAATTTCCGTCTCCATAGGCGACTTCTCCGCGACATCATCCAAATCACCCTCGCCATCTTCAATTGTGCGCGACTCCTCGACCGGTTGCTTCGACTGCTCTTCCTCAACAAACTTGTAACCCACCTTCAGCCAGCCATGGCCAATAATCAGATAATCATCCACTGCACGACGCAACTGCTTCTGACAATCAAAATGGCGCCACCAATAGTTCACAACCGCCTCAGTGATAATCGCCTTGTCGCCGTCATCGGAACGGCGAGCCCCAACCGTAATCTTCGGATGGTTCACAGCCACAGACGGGGCAATCACGTTGATGGTTGAGAAACAGGCGTTGACCAGCATCCTGTCCTCGTCACTGATGTCGTTGAACTGCTTGCCCTTGTAAAGGTCAATCATCCGACGCCAAACCTTGTCGTACTTCTCTTCCTTCCGCCACTTGCGGGAATGCTCAATCTTGCGCCGATAGGCCGCAAGAATGCTGCGGTTACTCTGCCGAGCCATTGCGCTCCTTGGAGGCGTACGCAATACGCATCACGGATTCAAGCACCAGCTGGATAGCTGCCACCTGCTCAGCCGAAAAATCCAGTCCGAAAGCGGTAACAAGAACCGCCAGCGAACGAATCAGCGCCCTGACATTGCCCTGGGTAAACTTGGTCATATTGTGCTCCTATGATGGTCGTGACCATCGTTGATGTGTGAATCGAGTTTGTCGTCCATCTTGTCAACCTTGACAACAAGATGCTCGAGTAATCCCCGTGACTCGGCGTGCTGTTCTGAGTTCTCAGTACGCAGTCGCTGTAGCAGTACTACTACGGGCCCCGTTATGACCGCGACCAGCACAGGGATTACCCATTCCATTAGAACCCATACTCCGAAGCAGGAACGGCGGTGATACCCTTCGCTTCGGCCTCCCGAACAATCTTCTGCTGACGCTCACGGATAGTCGGACCATGGAAGTCCTCCTTGCCGTGACGAAACCCAAGACGGATACCCTTGAGGTGGCACTTGAAACAAATCAAACGCCGAGGAGGATATGCATCCTCCACGAACCGGGAACCACAATCTTCGCAAATCAAAACAGCCATAACCAACCGCCAATCGTTACATACGAACGTTATGGGAACCGATAACCATCTTTTCTTTCTTTTCCTGGACAACAAACTGGGCAAACCAATCAAAAGAATACCGAGGAACAGACAAATCGGGTGCATACTCGGGAAGCCACACATGCTTCAACATCTGATTAGCGATAGCCAGGGCCATCACCAAGTCGTCATGCGGAGAACCATGCATCTTGCCGTTCTCCTCACGAACAAACGTTCGCAACTCCGCCAATGTGTTCGCATCCAAAACAGCCAAATCCCCATCACGCAAAGCCTTGCCAAGCTCGTCAATAGCCAGCGGCTTTGACGCCGCAGTAGTACGCCAACCCAAAATCTCGGTAGCCTGGGGGGAACGATTGGCCAAACGACGCTGACGGTAAATATTGCGGTATCCAACACGCTGGAGCGCCTTCAAGGTTGTCAAACCGTGGTTGTTGTTTTCCACGCCAATAATACAATGGTTGTACCAATCACCCAAATCGTACAAAACATCAGAGCCAAACAGGTCCGGGTCGGTGTGTCCACGCCAGCAAGCAACAACCTGGCCCCTTTCGACATCAATAACCTGGGCCACACTGTAGTCGCCATGTATCAAACCTTCGGCAACGTCAGCCCCAATACAGTAAACCCCGTCAACACGGGGTTCCTCCCACACAGACAGGGGACCGCCATCAGCCTTGAAATTGTATGTATCCCCATACAGCAAGGTCCCCTTGATGGGGTCAACCGGTTCAATAGCCCTGATAACATCCAAATCAAACACAGGACGGCCCGAACGGATAAACGCTTCCTCGGGGTCTGACGGATACTCCTGGGCCAGCTGCCAATCCGGTAGCTGAGCCTTCTTTACCTGGTACCAGTTCTCGTCACGGTCACCAGCCGACCAAGGAAAGAAAATGCCCTTGAAGTCGTTTGTGCCTGTTTGAGAACCAACCCAAAGTCTATGAAAAATATTGCCCTCACCCTTAGCCGTTGATAGACACACAATTCGACCACCCACGTCAGCAATAGGCTCAATAGACGCCCAGGCCTCCTCCGAATTCGGGAGAAATGCCATCTCATCAATAAAGACGCGATACACAGATTCACCACGAGCAGGGTCATTACCACTAGGGAGAGATTCAAGAGCAGACTCATTAGCGAACACCATCTTCAACTGGTTGTCGGAAACCAGCTGAGGACCCCTGATGCGCATCCAGTCAGGAAGCATCTTGTAGCCGTATTTGGACTTCTGAAGAAGCTTGGCCGCCTCACGTTCGGTCCTAGAAAGCATGACCTCAAATCGGTCCGACCAAAAGAAAACCTCCCAAAAGGCAAACGCCGCAGCCAGAGTCGAAAACCCAATCTGGCGGGCCTTGAGAACAATAGAGTTTCTGTTTGCAATCCACGCATAAACAGTCTCCTTCTGTGCTTCCCGCATCTCAAACAAGATGCGCCCCCGCTCAGGGTGTCGTATATACCAGTACGTCGAACAGAAATACTCAAACGCATCAGCCAAATCAGATTCGCTAGCGTCCTCGGGCCCCTTGCACAGGCGCCACTCCCGTTCATTTATAAGTTCTTTTAGTTCCATTCATCCTCACTGGGCTTGGGGGCCGTAGGGTTTGCGTCACAAAACGGGCAAGAAGGCCAACCAGCCGGGAACTCCTCCCCACAAATACGGCACTCACGCAAATCCATCAGACAACCCGCAGATTCCTAGATTCCCTTTCACGGGCCGCAAGCGCGGCAATCAACTCATCCAACTCCGAATCAGACAATTCCTGAGCTTTCCGGTCGGAATTCACCTGGACCGTGGGCGGAGCCATACGGTTCGTAGCCTGAAGATACAAATGCGCAGACTTCACATCATTATCCTGAACAGCCTTGTTATACAACATGTCCAGCACCGCCTGTGTACGCTCAGGAGACCCCTGGATAGTGTCCACCTTCTCCTGCCACTGGCGACGGAAAACCTCCTTCTTCTCCCAACGGCGCAAAGTCTTGACATCCACCCCCAAATGGGTCGCCATCTTGTTCTTCGAAGCAGGAATACGCTCCTGCGGAGCAGTGCAGAGCCACTCAAGGTATTCCTGCTGCTGGTCCGTAAGTACGGTTTCTTCTCTCATATCTTAGGGGGTGTTTGTTACCTAAAGTGGGAATGATTCTCAGGTAACGTATGGGGGGGACTATAGGGGGGGTAAACAGAAAACCGCCCGCAAGGCGGTTTCACCGGTATCGCATACACATCGGGGGAGCCCCAAGCGAACCCCGATTAGGAAGGAACCCGATGCGTATCGACGAACTCAAAGAATGGCAACACATCCGGGTCCGCTGGAGGGACGCTTATAGTCCCCACAGCGGCTGGCACGACATTGACGACTACGAGCCCGAGGACATGGTTGCGGTCACAATCGGACGATACTGGAAGGACTGCCAGGAGAACTATTTGACCCTGGTAGGAACCGTTTTTGAGAACGGTGAGGACGCCCCCAAAACGGTTGGGGACATCAACCATATCCCTGTGGGTATGATACTGGAAATAGAGGCAATTCATGGCAGCAAAGAAAGACTCCCGTCTGACACGAGCTGGTGTTAGCGGCTATAACAAGCCGAAAGCAACACCCAACCACCCCACCAAATCCCACATCGTCGTAGCCAAATCCGGTGGCCAAATCAAAACCATCCGATTCGGACAGCAAGGCGTCAAAGGCTCACCCAAAAAGGCTGGAGAATCCAAAGCCTATGCATCCAGGCGCAAAAGGTTCCAAACACGCCACGCAAAGAACATCGCTAAAGGCCCAATGAGCGCCGCATACTGGGCCAACAAAGTCAAATGGTGACCCTATAAAACGCTTACACAGCAAGCAAAACAGGGCGGGCCATTCCTATCACACGTTGACACCACCCCTTTAGACCCCAACCTATCCGAACCTGTGGCTGCGGCCCTGCACGAGAGGAGTCCCTTTCGACGTGGGCGGGCCAGGGGGGCCGTGCCCCCACCCCCCACCACCCCCTGCCCTGATGTGCCTGTGCGTGCGTGCCTGTCAGCGTCAGAATGGGCGCAGAACTAATGGTTGAGAGGGCAAGCACCCGCTCCCCATGT